CTATTATGTCATGGTGTGGTGACCATTCATATATCCACGACAAATTCGCAGAAGATCCAGACTACTATATGGTAAAATATCACAAAGGCATTGATGAATATATTTACAAAGAAATAGAATACGAAACATATGAGAAAGTCTGTGATTCGTATGTTTACGGTGGAGGTGAAATGCCTATTACTCTATACAATCATGCAAGGGATAAGCTATGGGAACACGAGTGTTCGCTGTCAGAATAGGCGATAGATACGATGAAAATGTTGAAGACTACATCAACTCGAAACTCGATAACGTAACGTGGATTCGAGAAGAAACTATAGGAAAGCTACAGTGGAATAAGCTTGTTCCTATGGGTATGGATATTGATGAACCTGTCTGTGTTATCGATATTGATATTGCATTGATTGGCAATTATATGGATATGATAAACTATCCGATTCATAGAGGAGAATTTATTGCAGCACAAGCGTGGTGGAGAGATACCGAAGACCGAAGGTATAGGCTACAAGGATCATTCCAAAAGTACTATCCAAAAGACTGTAAGTATATTTACGATAAATTTGTTTCAAATCCAGAGTACTGGATGGAATACTATATCAAAAACGGGACCACTGTAGGTCCCGTAAATGGTGAGCAATATTTTGTTCAGGATAGTGTAGAAGAAAGACTAGAGCTAAATTATCTACCAGACTCGTGGATTTGCCGTTGGGAAAACTTTGCGGAATACGATGAACAATTTATTCGTAATGCTACAGAATACTACCCGAAAGATTGGCTATACGAGGATGGGAAGTTTAATCCTGACGTTCGCCTTCTTCATTTTCAAGGGTTGAATAAACCTCATAAAGAAGCGCTAGAAGCTCGAGGGTGGTAGTAGCTTTTCTCATCTTAGCTTTCCACGGCCGATTCTTTGAGTTCTTTACTTCCTGAAGTTCAAAGATTTCAAGCTTAAGCTTAAAGAACTTTTCCTGATCATTGCCTACTTCTTTGATTGATTCTAAAGTAACATCACCTTGTTTCATGGTTTGGCCAGGGCCAATCTCATAACCTTCAGGAATGTCATCCCATCTCTTATCAATAATAGCTGATAGCGCGTCATAGTGCGTAATGAACTCGGTCATATACTTATGACCTTGAGCTTCATTCTTATTGAATTCTACATAATTCTTTTCTAAGTCTTCAATAGTAAACTGTTTTAGTATTTGCTTTACTGTCTTATCTTCTGGATTAAATGTAACATGTTCAATGTAATGCATGTCAGCTTTTTTATCATCCCATTCATAGCGAATAAGACTCCTTGAAGTATCAGTAAATCTTGCGGTGTCTAATTTTTTCATGTTATCCTCATGACAGGTTAAAGTAATATGTTGTTTGTGTTACGGACGATCCTGATGGAGTACTGTATGTACGATAGTATGGAGTAGAAAACTGATTAGTATTAGTTGTCGCAGTTTGTTTAGTATCCGTAAAGGTACCTTTACTCGTACCGCCTGCGCTTGTTCCAACAGTGTAGTTCAAGTCGCCGGTAGCACCGCCGTAAAATATTCTACGAGACAAGGCGTCCAACAACAATCTTTGTACGAGATCAGAACTCTCTATTATAGTTCTTTCTTTTAGATTACTGCCGTCAAGCCCAAGTGGAAATATGTCTGATCCCGGAACTGAATTCAAAGATCTCTTAAGCCAAAGCTTATAAACAGTTGATCCATTTGAATATGTAGTATCCGTATAAAACGTTCCTTTGTCATCCCATGTACCAGCGCCACCACTGGTTGGTGCACCAGTAGAAACTCTATATGATCCTACTTCATCGCCTGTCTTTATATCTGTAATACATTGAGAAATAAGATCTTCATAAATGTCTGCTTCATCTGAAGCAGTTCTAATCTCACCTGCAGAATTGTAATGTACATATCCATAGGTGTCAAACAATGATGGCCCAGCAAAGTATGGAAACGATTGATCCTGTTGGTAGGTAAAAGTAGCATCAGTTTCAGATCCAATACCGGGTGCAGAAGGATAACCTGTTATGCCGGGTGTCGAACCATTTCGAGTATTTGATGCCATTTGCTGTGTAGAGCTCGTATCAGATGCAGTTCCAATTACTGTGTGAGTGCTTCCTCCAACAGAAACATAACCATCGCCACTTGCAGCCAATTGACTGGCATATGCTACACGCAAATAATATAGAAGCCGATCTAAATTAGCATCGGTCATTTCTTGCAGATTTCCTGCTTGTAAGCTTAGTGGTCTTACCATTCTATTGTCCGGGTCCGAATATAGTTTTTAGAGTTGCTCCAGCTGCATTCATGATTTTAAGCTCTGTGCGAGTCGCAAATAAGTGTGAAGTGATTGTATTGGATTCAATAGAAAACTGACCACTTGCCGAATCAAAATTAACTTGGTGACTGGAATCAGTATATGTAGCAAACAGTCCTTTCATTTCGGCAGAATCATTTAGATTAGCATTTGCAATAGAATCAATATCGTTGATAGCCGCGACTAGACTACTTTTAACAGTAGTATTCAGCGAAGATAGGGTACCAATACTTGAATCTAAGTTATTAGAAGCAGTAACGAGATCAGAACCACCTGCCGAAAGCAATGCAATATCGCCAACGTGACTACCGATTGTATTTGTTTTCGTAACCCAGGTAGAAACCGGATCCGATAGGTTAATTACTGTTACTGCCATCTTTATCCTCTACAAGTTTCATGAGCATTTTTTTAAGTTGATCAACATCATTAGCTAAACTTTGAATTTGCTCTTGCTGCTCTCTCCACACTTTTTTTCTTCTTCTAGCCTGATTAACTTCACTGGTATTAACATTTAAGATGACACCATTAGTAGTTCTTACTAAGTCTGGATGGCCATCTACTCGAGTGTATTTATTCATTATGTTACCATAGCAATTGTTCTAAGATCTTTAATGATTGGAATCTTAGAAGAGTTAGTTGAATTCATCACGATTTTAACTTGGAACTTAGTGAATGCATCAAGGAATCCGCCCTGTCCACCCGGCATATACTCGTAGTCTCTAAAGATAGCAGGGTTATCATCAGGTGGATTGTTTGAGAATTCTTTAACTTCAACCCAGTTAATTTCATCAAAGTTTGTTTCACCAGTTCCTACTTTGTAATACACATCAAATGTACCCGTCAAAGGCCTGTGAGCTCCAAACAAGATCTTCAATCCTACTGCTTGTTCTTCAAGTGTTACAGGAACAGTAACATGCTTTGCCGCAGAAGTACCTTGGCTAGGATGAGTTTCTTGCACAATTGAAATCGGTACGTTAAATCCGTTCGTATTATTTGAATCTTGTTTATCGATAACATTTTCAAATGTAGTAATAGAAGCTCTTTGTAGATCTACGATCGGTGTAACTTTATCATCTTGAGTTGTTAGTGTTAACTTAAGTGTAGTTGACTTAGCTCCAGATAAAGCTGCTTCATTTGAATCACTAAAGATCGCTTGCGGTTCATCATTAGTATTGAAGTCATTTAGAAGTACAGTTCCGAAGTTTGTATCTTTTGCTCGGCTATATCCAGTTGACGTATTTCTATTGTTTGCGTATGATGCACCGTTTGTTAGTTTAATCTGCGCGGTGATGTTAGTTGAATTAGGCATTAGTGTTTGAATATTTGGTACATAATTATCAAACATCATATTCTGAGTTGCAAGTAATCCGTCACCACCTGTTCTGACACTGCTAGTAGCAGCAGAGTCTGCTTCAAAGGTATAACCTGTCCAATCAACTGATGTTACTGTTCGAGACCCGGTCATCATGGATCCAATGATACCGCCATAAAAAGTACTAGAGTTAATGTTCGGGAATCTAACTTTGTCATTTTTGATAAAGCCATGACAAGGTTGGAATACTCTTACAGTCTCATCGCCTGCAGTTGTCAACAGCGCGTTGTTAAACAATGGTATCGCTGGCACTGAAGCATTTTCAAGAATAGCATCACCAGATGTATTGAACTTAGCTCTATATAACTTAAACATTAAGTCTTTAGACTGATCTGGTGTCCATGTAAATCCATTCTGAGAAGTAAATAGAGAACCTAGTGTAGGTTGCCTATTGACTCGAGCTTCAGTAGATCCTAATACGAAATCATAAGTTTCGGCGACATAGGCATGGTATTCAATAGTTTCCGCTTTAAGAACAAATGCATATTCTCTATCAGGAAGAAGATAGACTGGCTCAGGAAATTCAAATGTAGTAGGTGCTGCTCTTACTGCAGACATACTATTAATGTCTGTCGGCAAATTGACATCAGCCGGCGAAACATATGCATAAGCATCTGGAATATGAATTGAGTTAGGTATGCCATTCTCGACACCTCTCAACTCGCCACGGATAGGAATCACTGAATCTTTTGTTGAAAGGAATGCTTCAACTTTAGTGACAAATATACCGTTAGGATTTTCTTGTCCATTGATGTAGAATGTTTGAGCTAGTGGATCTCCGGCTCCTCCACCGTCGCCACCATCGCCACCGCCGTCATCGGGTTCAGGTGGAGGCGGAGGTGGTCTATTAATAAGAGTAAGCCTTTGCTCGATTCGAGTATTTCTAACTGTTCTTTGACGAGTTTCTAGAACTCCAGAAGAAGTAAATACATTTGATGTTTTAGATAACGCATCATTATCATTTCCACCAGTAATATCTAAAAGCTTAAAGAGTTTACTACCAGTCCGGAATTTAAGAGAAGAATTACTAGGAATAATAAATGATCCAGTCAACTGCCCTTGAGCATTACTAATTAGGTCAGTTGCTCCACTTGGATGAGAAGTATTATTTGTGTAAGTATTTCCATCATCACCGCGGCGTCTTGACCATGTTTTGAATGTCTCACCTCGAGTATATCCATCAATTGCAATATCATTGAAATATGAGAAATGCTTAGTATTAGGTCTTAATCCTTCAGCCTTAAAGAATACTTTCTTTGATCTCATGAATGGAATGATTTGTACATCAATAACTTTATCAGCAATAACTTCTCTTCGAGTTGTTACACTACCTCTAACAGTAACTGTATTACCACTAGGCCGGCCGATCCAGCTATTTCTCCATGCACCAATGCTGTTAACTACTCGTGATCCACCATTTACAATTTCAGTGGCATTAACGATTACGTCAGGAGCATATCTTGTTTCAACCCATTCATCAGATGCAGGTGATAGTCTCATTACTCCGTTGTGAGTAATAACTGCGAATGGATTAACATTAAGCGTTCCTGTTGCTAGATCCTGATTAACAAATTCTTTTTGTTCAGCAATAGGAAGAATTACTAGATCACCTTTAAGAGTGGTTGAAGTTCCTGCGTCTGCAGAATCAAAAAGCATTCTAACATTTCTAACATGTTGTTCAGGTGTAAGTACACCTTCAAGATCATCGATGACTGCTCTATATTCGCCCCTATCGATTGCAGAGAAGCTATAGTCTTTAAAGTTATCAACCAAGAAACCTGCTTTTGTTCTTGCATTTCCTGAAGAATCTAGAACAGAAAGACTTGATGTGTTGAGCTCTAAAAGACTTAGAGTAGTTAGTTCTTGAAGAGTATCAATTCTTTGCTCAAGCTCAGCGATATCTGACATTGTAAATCGCTTATTAGGAATGATTGCAGTAGATAGATCTGACTCATTCAGTGTAAAAGGATTCAAGTCGATATTCATAAGAAGCATAGAGTTTGTAGTAACAGACGGTTGTTCTGGATCTAGATCAGAAACACCAGTCAATACTTCGACTTTGCCGACTTGATACCCTGCAGAATTTTTTCTTGTGCTTTCAGCCGTTGCTACTAGCCTATCTCGTCTTGGCATATAGTAAGTGATATCGCCAGTAAATGTTTCAGTGTTTGTTGGGAGAAGATTAATAAGCCCAGCACCGCCACCACCGTCAGAATCATATCCGTGGCCAATGCCACCGAGAAGAGATCCAGTCTTAGTTGCAACAGGTCTGAAGTCAGCTACATCTCTTAGAGGAACTGACTGTCCATCATTTTGCTCGTATGTAGGAATATTTTTATATGGAACTGTTGCAGTAGGATATGATGTAACATCAAAGAAGCTTCCACTAGTATGAGTGAAGTGTTTAAATCTTACGTAGATATCGCCTGCCGGCGCAGACAAGCCGCCTTTAAGAATAAGTTTACCGAATCCATAGTAATTATCTCTTTGACCATTATCTAGTATCCAGTTCTGAGAAATGTCAGCGCCATCTGAATCTGTAATCTTTACTGCATCAAGACTGAAGATGTCAGTTTTGTCTAGATCAATAAACTCCTGACCACCAGAATCGACATTCGCGTCTGAAGGCCATGTAATAGTGATATTGGTATCATTAAGAACTTTAGTACGTACAGTAGGAGAAGGCTTACTTACTTTGGCCAGAATTTCTAGAGTTTTACTTGCTGATGCACCAGTAACGTTAAACGCAGTCTGTGATGCATCTGTAAAAGTAATAGTAGGAGACTCAATAGGTCCATCGGTTGGAGCAATAATCCATTGACCGGTATTCTCGAAAGTTCCTGATGTTACGGACACACTGGAAGTTGAAGCTCCAGCGCCGTCAGTCGTGACAGTGTATCTTTCTTGAACCGAGATGGCGTCATACGAAGTACCTGTTTGTGTAGGCCTAACTCTTGGTAGAGGAAATAGCAAATCATTTTGTGCAGTATTTACTAGTTGAGCTACACCATCTACAAGGTTAATATCAAAGTAAGAAGTTGCGCTTGTTCCGATTGACTTAGCAGATCCAAATGATTTACCAGCAGCCATGCGAATATCGAAAAGATAATATCGGTGGAATGCACCATCTTCTTCAACCGCTCTAACTCTACATGTACCCAAGAAGTCGCCGCCATAAGTTACAGCAGATTTAATTTCAAGTCTTTCAAACGCTGAGACATTAGGAAGACCTTTGTTAGTTCCGCCTAACACATAGTTTCCGTATTGCACAACTACAGCTTCATTTTGAATCGCTACTGTTTCTTGTGCTTTTGATACATTAATTTTTTCAGCAGGCATTTCTAGGCGGTAACCATCAATATAGACAATGCCGTCAGTTACTTCAAGCTCTAGAGTTGAATCGTTGAGATCATTGAATTTAGCATTAAAGGGTTTGACAATATAGTCGCCAGACTCTTCTTTTGTTCTTAGTGCTAAAGTATCATTGAGTATGTTATAAGAGTTTGCTGTAGTAGTAGTGTCAGTAATTCTACCACCGTTAACTTTAGTCAAGAATATAAAGTTCTCACCAGAAGAAACTTGGTCTCTAGTTGTTAGCACAAGCCTAATGCGGTATCTATCAGCACCAGGAGCAGCGATGTTAGGAACAGCACCTTGATTATCATAAAGAGCATTTGTGTCATCAATTGACACTACATCTTCTACAAGCTTAAATCCTACATCGAAAATTCCTTCAAGCGTGTATTTAGCTAAGTCAATTGTCTGTTTTTCGCAGAATACAAAATGCCCTTGTGCAAAGAAAACACCTTCTGCAATTGAGAACCGAAGGCCTTGACCGGATGAACCGGATGAAGCAGTAATCATATCATATGATGAGCCTAGTCCAGCATTTTGTAGTGTATTACTGTTTCCAATAGTAACCGGCGATGAACCTGAAGTACCAGCTGACGTAGAAACATATTGAACAACGAGTGTATCAGGATCTGAGCCAGCCGCAGGAATCACTTCCAATACTTTAACAATAAGCTGTGGGTTAGGAGATGCTACTGTAAAGTCTTTACCGATAATATCTGCAGTGTTAGTCGGCAGTTGTCCTCCAGCAAGCTTAACAAAATTAATATTGCTTAAAGTTAAACCTCCGGGTTTAACCATCCCGCCTTCTCTAAAGATATTATTTCCAAATCTTTCCATTTCCTTTTGGATAATAGTTTGCAGCTGCGTAAGCTCGCGAGCCTGCAAAGCTTTACCCGAATTAAATAGAATTCGATGGTAATTATCGCTATCTCGAAAGTCGTCTTTATATGTTGTATTGAACGTGGTTGTAGTTAGATTTGTTGCCATTCTTTACACCGTTATGATAACTTTAATATCTTCTGTCTGAGCTGACGACCGAATAACACGAGCCCGGTTTTCAATATAGAGTACATCGCCTGAGTAAGCATCTACTGAAGAGTATTTATCTCCGCTATCAATAGTGGCTGAGCCAGATCCAGATCCCGTGATCGTTTCGCCGTCAGAAAATACACCGGCGATGCTATTACTATTTTGATGGAAGAAAATCTTATTGCCATTTGCACTATCAAGTTCATCAACAAAGGCTGTAACTCCAGATGTTCCACCAGTTATAACTTCATCTACTGCAAATCCAGCCGCAGATATTGTAGTTGTAATTGTCATAAACCTTGAAGCCTTAGAGCTATTGCCAGTAAATCGAGGTCCGGCCACAGCACTATCAGTCAAGTCTAAGTTCTTTAAAAGCAGGATTTGTCTGAAATCGTTAGTGATATTGAATGTGTCACCTTCTGCACCAGAAGGTTTAATGTTAAACATCACTGACGATGATTTCAAATCTTTAATAGATGAAACACCGATTCCTTCTGCCGTAGATATGATAGGTCTTAGGCTAGCATTTCCACTCACTGTTGCACTAGCATAATCATATCCAGATCCTAATCCGCTAGATTCATTATCCATTTCGACTTTGACGATTGTTCCGCCAGAAATTGTTGCAGTCGCTGCAGCTCCAGATCCATTCCCTCTAATTGTAATCGCAGGAGCTGTAGCATAACCACTGCCACCATTTACGATGTCAAATCCTAGGATAGCACCTTTCCTTCCAGTGTTTTGAATATTCAGCTGTTGTAATTCAAAAGCATTTGCTGATGAAGAATCAATCGTTATGTTTTGAACTGGTAAGAAACTGGATGAAAGAAATGTACCAGCTCTAGAAGCAGAGATCGCATACATTAGTTTCCAAACATAACCATCTGAAGTTTTAAAGGCTTCAACCTGATTAACTCCGGCATCGGTGAAGCTAGGTTTTACAATAGATGGGTTAGCTGTACCAGTTGCATCTTTACCTTGCTGCAAGCAAATGTAAATCTCTTGATCTTCAGTCATTACATAATATACGTTTGTAGGATAACCAGTTAGATCATCTCTCCAGGCTGAATATATTGTACCTGAGGTCCAGTTATTTCTAGGGATAACAAATGAAGTACCTGTAATTTTTTTAACCGATTGCAAGTTTGATCGTGCTTCTCTCTCTTCTTCTAGAGATCGAGCCGGAGTAATGACGGTGTCGGAGCTATCATAAGCATCAGCTTTACCAATACCGATAAAGTATTCATTGGTATCTGTGCCGTCAGTAACTTCCTGAAACAGAAGATCTGCAAATTTTTGTTTTAATGAGTCTGTTGCTATCGCTACCATATTATGCCACCGTTGTTACTGATTGGTTGCCTACGAGGAACCAGTTGGAACCATCCCATATACATTGTGCTCCTTCATTTTGAGCAATTGCGAAACTATTATTGGTACCAAAACTTGTAGGCGTAATTGTTGCGGTACCGGCACCTTTGTTTGTAAAAATTTTATATTCTCCAGTTGTTGTTCCATCTGGAAGTCCTACTGCAAGAGCTGTACCTTTATTACAAATGATATAAGTTGCAGATTGAGATGCATTACCATCCGCGCTAATCTCAACAGCTTCTAAAGCTAGCTTGCTAACTTCAACCGAACCGGTGCCTTTAGAGTTGAGATTAAGATTAACATTTGTATCTCCACCCGATGCATTAACCTGAGGATTATTAGAAGTTGCAGCGTTAATGATTGTTACTTCATTTACAGCAGATGCTGTAGCGGTAAACTTAATAAGCTCATTGCTGTTTGTATCGTTGATTGCAGTTGTAACTTTCGGAGTAGAAAGCGATGGACTGGTCAGAGTTTTATTTGTAAGAGTCTGAGTGGCTGTATCAACTACAATAATGCCTGTAGCATTTGGAATCTGCACTTGTCTATCGGCTGTAGGGTTAACTGCAGTCAAACGAGTTTCATGCGCGTCTGTAAGAGCACCTTCAAAAACAATTGCACTATCTTCAAATGATATTTGAGAAGCTAGCACATCGCTATCTCCACCAATTCTTTGATAAATTTCTACAAAATTCTCATTAATTTTTGACCCGGCAGATCGCAATGTATCTCCGGTTCCATCATTTGCTGCTGTGCCAATTGCGATGTTTTGTCTAGTCATCATTCCACTCTTTGGTTTATGTTATTTATATCGTCGAGTCGCTAGTATAGCGTGTAAACATGTCATTATCCATAGTTTCTAGTGTCAAAGACATATCTGGTCCCGATGAATCCGGAGATGCACTATCATCCAGTGTAAACGAATTAGCACTAAGCAGGGTTGCAATCGTAGGATAGAAGTTTGATAGTTCACCGGCATTCATACCCGAAGTAGTATATAGAGAAACAATCTGGTTTACACCGACTCTGAAAGCTTGTGCTGTTGAGCCAGAATCGATAAGAGCTGTAAGTTCAGTAGTTTGACCAAATGGAGACAATGCAAATTCAGATGATATGATAAATCCTCCACCGGTGTCAGAGTCTATCAATCCAGTAGCATCAATAGCTAAAATAGCTTCTTCAATTGATGCTACCTGTCCAGCAAAATGAAATCCGGCAGGGTGTACAAACTTTTTATACAGCGATTCGTAGTCTTGAGTTGATATACCAACCTTAAGCAAGATAGAAAAGATTTGATATAGTTCATTGTCTTGAATAAATTTTTGAGAATCAAATCCAGTCTGTGATTCTCCTACAATAAAAATTTGATCTTTTGGATATTCTACAGTAACTACTTCATTAAAGAAACCTCTAAAAAATCCTTCAATTGATACGAGTGTACCTTTTGATCTATAGAATGACGCAAGGAGCGTGGCCATAAGTCTAGGATTTTGAAAAAACGTAGAAGCTTGTAATCCATTTCCAATTTCTTTAATCAGCTCATCTAGATATTCAATTTCAGTTTCTGCTATATCTCTAACATGGTGCAAATCTTTAATTGCTGTAGAAAAAGCTTGAGTACCATCACTATCTAAGAACTCATAGTATTTGTCAAGCAAAGTAAGAAGCTGAGGATTTTCTTGTTCATAAAACGACGGTACAACTTCGCCTACTTTAGATGTAGTAAGCGTTACGTCACGTCTATTTTTATCTTTTACCGTATGGCTCATGAGCTCAATGTGTCAGCTGTGTTTTGATAGTCAATCGTAGCAATAGCAGAAGATAATTCGTTTATCTTCATGATATAGTTACGCAGAGGTTTGATTGTCGATTGATTTGCTGGTATAGCAGAAACTTTAATATTATCTCCGTTATATCCTGAAATTTGAATTCCAACGATTGATACTTTTCCTTGACTAGGTATATATGAACCTACGTTATCTTTTACAACTTCACCGGTAGATAGATTAACCAATTCTAATTTAGTATCTGATAGTTTATTTCTAAAGAAAACGAGAGATCCATCGGCATCAAGAAATGCTGAAGAAGTTACACTATGAATAACATCATCTGCAGCGGCAATCTTTATTGGAAAGTCGACTGCTACATCTGAAAGAATATTTAAAGCCGGAGTAATTCTTTGTTCAATTTTAATATCTATTGACGAGTTAAGAATAGCTGGTGATAGATCATCAATTTTTGCTAGTAGTTGAGATCTTCTAAGAGTTGCACCAAATCTATTTAAATCACTGGCAAAGAAGTCATTAATTAGTTTTTGCACAGCAAACTGAGTTGTTTCAAGCGTGTCACCTGTCAAATCCGGATCAAAGTTAAACGACGTAGTCGTTTGAATAAATGATTCGAGTGGATCTGCAAACACGGTATCGATAGATACAACCGCTAAGTTATCAGATAGCTGAGTCTTAATAGAGTTCTTTACTTGAGTTTGTACAGATGCTGCTACACCGTCTTTGAACTTAAGAGCAACAAAAACATTTCCATAGATAGGAGGAACATTATCATTACCTCCCCATGAAATAACGTCTGCAACAGTAGATGAATGTCTTTGAAGAATAATAGCTTTATAGTCTTCGGCCGTGATCAGTCTTTGTTGTGTAGCAAAAGCAATCGGCGCGTTAGATTTTATAGAAGTAACAGATTCTTTCTCGTTTCCACCACCAGAATTTGATACGGTTGTAGAAGTAATGTTAAAGTCGGTGCCACCAACACTTATTTGGTTGTCTGATACAAACACTGTTCCGTTATTAGCGACGGCACCTTTTGCAGAAAGATATTGAATTACGATCTTACTTCCTGCGGCAGGTGATTTACCAAGCACGTTTCCATCGCTAAATGTAATTTCATAAAATCCGTTTGGCACTTCTCTAACAATAAACACAGTAGAGTTATCATTAATTCTAACTGAATTTTGAATATCTGTATAAGTATCGAACGATGATGAAGTAACACTATCAAATACTTTAACATCAATTGTAGAAGTATCCATTGTTTGGTCTGGTATAATATAAATTTGTTCATCGGCTGCATCACCGACAATATATGTTTTTGTTTTAAGAGTACCTTCTTTTAGAGTAATATCTGTGCTACCGGTGGCATCTGCAAATGTAAAAGTACCGGATCCATTATTTGTTCCAATATATTTCTCTAATGTCATGAATGTATATGATACATCATCAATGCTAGAACTGAAAGTACTATACTGAGGTAGTGTGATTGAGCTCGCCGAAGTATTTGTTGTCGCGACTGACAGGTTTACTACAGCGAAGCTGGAAGTTTTTGATCTAGGATAATATCCAAGAGATTCTGCGTGAGAAACTACAGATGATCTAAGCTGCGCTGAATTGAGAAAAGATTCATTCAATCCAACGTTTGCAATCAATCCATTGAGGTGTGTATTGTAAGCTAAAACATCGAGGATATTGGACAATCCGCTCGCTTCAAAATTATAATCAGCAAATTCTGATTGTGCTTTTAAATATGTTTTTAAATTGTTTTTGATCTGATCAAAGTCAAGATCAGATGATTGAATAAGTGTCATTATCTCAACCTCGCGAGTGATACAGAAAGTTCAATAACTTCTTCCGTGTTTATTACTTGGAACCTAACGTAAACTCTTACACTGTTTTGGTCAGGAAGAAGATTAACTTTGATTCCTAATACGATTGCTCGTGGCTCTTCGTTGTTAATGGCAGTAGCAATTCTATCTTTTATTTCTAATTCATCGAAATCTTCTGACAAAGAAAAAAGGAAACGATTTAGATCTCCTCCAAAGTATGGTGCAAATGGTTTTTCGCCATGATTAGTCAGAAGTAGATTTTTTACAGCTTGCTTAACTGCTGCTCCATCACTTTTCTTAAAGATGTCTCCACTAGGCTTATTCACAAAAGACAGATCTATATCAGTATACGCTCGACTTCTCGAGGTAATGATAGGTCTAACGGATAAGTTACCGTCTTCTTGTGAAAATACTCTTGCCATGTTTCTATTTATACCACTTCGAGGTAGAATGCATTAATGGATTGACGGCCAGTATCTGTAGAAGTTACTGTCTGTGATGTAATAGCTCCACTGTTGTGAATCTTATATCCGTACTTAGGATCACCTACTGTTCCTGTGCTAGTGCTGACTGTTATATCCGTGCCTGCTAATGTCGGATTCTGTCCACTATATCTTCCACCGAGACCAACAACAAAAACACTTACTGGAATCACGTTTGTAGTATCAACGGTGTGGCTTATTGTAGTTGATGAATTAAATGTCATGCCATTCTTTGTATAAAAATTGTCAATCGCTATGTCTGGTCGGAATACTACTATAGCGAGTGAAGTATATGTAGACTGTTGGTTTGTCAACGTTAGAGTAGATCCCGGTTCATTCGCATTTAATATTTTGACAAATGAATTCGATTGGACATATGAAAATGTTGGTGAAGTGTTTTCTCTATCATTGTGTCCTACCGCAAGACTCCAACCTGATGGAAATTCGACTGAAGCTACGTCTGTGTTACTAGAGATTATTGCGCTATCTGAAAAGGCCCACAACACCGCTATGTCTCCTTCTTGTGCAGTAGAAGGTATAGTAATTTGTCTAGTTGTTCCCGGTGATGCTGGCATTTCTACAAATGCATCAGCAACATAAGTCAGTGATGACACTGCTGTGTTGTCTGTTGTAACTTCCATAACTTTCATATTAGAAGAAGGTACCGCATCATAACCAGCGATAGTGCCATTTTGCCAATTAGCACTGCGGTTCAGAAATACAGTCTGGCCAGAATACACGCCCATCTTTATAAAGTATGTTACTGGCTCCGTAGTATTAGGCCTGTCTACGATGTGATTAGCTAGGACCTGCGTTAGATACCCTGCCGTCGTACCATTATCATCATACGGATGGACAGATGATGTAGCTCGAGACCTGCCATTATACTCATCTCCTGCTCCGATTGTAGTCTCGACTCCACCAACAGATCTTATAAGAAATAGTTTAGTTTGATAAGAGGTTGTTCCTAAAGTCACAGCAAAGTCAATGTATATCTCGCTATTCGCATACTTCGGAGTAATAGTTACTGTAATGCCAGTATAAGTTGAGTTGTTTCTTCCACTTAAAGTCCTATACGTCATCACTCCGCCTGTTCCACCATGTTTAACTTGAACAACTGTACCTGCTGATTTAGTAAAATCATTTGAAATGACATTGTCGAGAGTTGACTCTTCTTCTAGATGACGAAAGTTTTCATCAAGCTC